CCATCATCCATGTTGGCGTACTCATCGAAGTTCATAGCCTCCCAATCGGTACAACCCCAATACTCAATGTAAATCGGCTCATCCCATTCGTCGTCTTCGCCTTCATCAGCACCGAACATATTGATAACGCCCAGGGCTTCAAGTGAGCCACCACTTACAAGTAAAAAGACAGGGGCGATAATCAAAGCTATTTTCTTCAGCTCCACCACTTTACGATTGACGCTGGCTATCGCACGATCTACAATGTCGCCTTCGAGGGTTGTATCAACATTCACTTCGGTTTTGTTGTCGCCACCGTTAAGGACTGTGTTCTCGGCCACTTCTTTGTTAATCTCTTGGACTGCGCTCATCAGCTCTGCTGCTTCTTTGAGTTGGGTGATGAGGTCGGCATCACCTTCTTTATTCGAGTTGTTAAGTAGGCCATCATCAGCCAGATCAGCGATAACATCTTCAAAGTCCCTGCCTGTTGCCTCTGCTAACACCTTTGCTCTCGCTACGAGTTCATCTTCTGGATCAAGCATCATTCCTCACCCATTTTATGAATAGGGGTCAATTTTGCTAAGGATTCTTTATGCTTCTCAACAACCTGTGTGTGTTCCTGTGCAGACTTGCTCATTTCATGAGCGTGAGTAAGCTGTTGCTTTTCCATCTCAATGATGTGTTCTTTGCGAACTGTGTCAAGTGTGCGCTCGTTCTCAAGACCGACACCTATGTTGTCAATCTCGATCTGTTGCTCGGACTCCCACATACGAAGGATAGTGGCTAATGCTGGCGCAGCTACACCGCTAATGATGGCGATAAGTGCGATAAACCCGTCAAGGTTGGTGAGAACTACGTCTGGCTTCCATATACCCATAGCCACTACTGCACCAGAGGCAAGTAGCCACAGGTAAATTGTAGGTAAGACAGTACGGGAAATCATTCGGTCATTGAAGGAGTTTTCTTTCTTTGTCATTATTTCACCTCTTAGTATGGTTTAGGCCATGTTCTTGCTTGTTTTAACTTACAGGTCAAACACATTTTGCTTATGGGTATCGCTTGTTCTATGCACGTCGGAGTATGAGAGCAAGTTGAAGGAACGCCTGTTTCATTTGATCCCATTTCTCTTTCACCTGTTCACGCAGTCGGCTTAACATCGTGGCTTACCTCTCCTGGTCGTGGCATCTCTGGATTGACACCGCCTTTCTTTGGCGGTTGTAGTTCCCCGCCTTGAGGTAAGGGCTGCATATCGTTTAATTCACGACCTTCATTGACTGTAATGATACCTGCTTCAACACCGATCTTGGCTCTCTGCATCTTGTGTAGCGGTGATTCGGAGTCCACAGGCTCAAACATAAGAGGGGGCAAGTCGGACAGCTTGTGAGGAATACCCATGAGTTCAAGGTGATCGGAGAATAAATCACGAACCTTCTCTGCTACGATTGTTTGTAGGCGTTCAATAGCCATAACCGACCACATATTTGCATTGTAAGTAGCTGCGAAGGTTGATCCAGACTCTTGCCCTGCTGCTACTCTCGGCACATTGAGTACGGCTGATATGTCGGCATTGATGCTGTCGAGGAACTTTGTGTCATCGGGAATGCTGTTTGATAAATCGACATGGTGCATCTCAACGTAGTGAGGCAGAATAGGGATTTGGTCTGCACGAAGGTTCTCCATGAGCGAGCCGACTTGATCCATAATGTGTGTGAGTCGCTCTCTTGCTTCTTCGGGGTCTGGTATGCCTTCAATAGCCTCTTTGCCGATCTTGATGTATTGACGGGTGAGAGCGTCTTGTAGGGCTATGCGGTTGTTAATGGTGTTGTACTTGGCTCGGATGGCTTGCTTGAGGGAGGTAAAACGGGATGCGCCCCAAACACCGTAAGTCCATCGGCCTAAGTAGTCTTGATACCAATTAGAACGTGCATCAAGGCGGAAGTGTAGGATTTCATCGGCAGGGAATGTTTGCATATCCACCTGTTGCTCACGGAAGCGGTAATACTTGGCATCCATAATTGGGTTTGCTTCTGTCGCATAAACGCCAGAGTAGCCGACTTCAAGGGGTTCTCTGTCGTCGGTGATAGTGATTTGCTTAATCGGGAGAGACTGAACCCTGGTGATACCTTCACCTGCACGACCAACCAGCTTATTGATGCTGTTTCCATACACCATGAGATCACGCATGGTTGAAACCAAGAGGTCGTCAAAGTCCAGGCGTTCTTCTGTTAGCTCCTTGATGGCTGAACGGATTTGATTATTCTTAGCCTTCTTGTAGTCAATTGCATAATTGTTGCCTGTGAGCGATACAGAGCGTACTGCGCCGTTCAATTCGGGGTCAAGCTCGACCATAGCATCGAATATGTCAAAGTCGTTATCGTAGTTTGAGGTGGTTCGCAGTTTGTTGGTGTCTTTCACTATGTCGCTGATCCCTGCGATAGCTGCAAATGAGTGTTGGGTATGGGGAGTGGCAACGCCAGAGGTAGTAGGAATCGGAGCTTGAGCGTCTTGTGGCTTACGCCTTGTGACCGCTTGAACAATACGTTGCCGAATCCCCATGTTTGTTTGATGGGGTGTGCGATTCTTCAAGGTGTCTATTGCATAAAAGCCATGAATGCGAATAAAACAAGTCCGATAACGCCACCTGTTTGAGCTACTTTGCGACGAACATAGCGTTCAATGGTGAAAATAGGACTATCCTTTATTTGCTCAATCCCTGTGCGTATGTCATGCACGTCCGACTCTATGCTGGTAAGTCGCTCTCCGTGATTCGCAAGGATCAACATGAGCGCATCGTCAGCCATGTTTGTATGTAAGACGTTGCGATATTTCAAGGTGAGAGTATGACAAATAAAACCGTTCACGAACTGCACGATGAGTCTGGAACAATTATCCTATCCGAAGAATGGCCCGAAGGTGATCCCGATGAAGGCTGTGGTGTTTGCATCAATCACGATAAATGCGGCAACAATAAATCCTGGGAGACAGGTATTCATCAATTTTGCATTCCTTGTTACCAGAAGTGGTCTTCTGCGTGGTTTAAGGGGAGTAGTGAAGAAGAATGATATGCGAATGTGGAACAAAATTGATTTGGGGCGGAGATAACACCTTTGACGAGGTAGGTGCTGATGGGGTAGGTATAGCCAAGAACTATACTTGCCCTAAGTGTGGTGCTTGGGTTGAAGCTTACTTTCCAGAGAGCGAACCTTGATTTATCGGATTCGTTGTAGTTAGAGCATGACTGAATGCGAAGGCGGTTGGAATTCTCACCGTTGGGAAATCAATCAATCCGAATCACTTTTGTTCTGTAACCAATGTGGATGCGAGATCGCTTTTGAACTCAAAGGCAGCAAGCACACTTGGGAGGTTGAGGCGGTCAATGAGGAAGCCAATACGGTTTCTCTGTATTGTGTTGGTTGTCTTGAAGAAACGATAGAGTGTAAGGTAACGGAGGCGACGGCATGAAAGGATTCGCTCTTGAGCGTTCGAGGAATGACGTAGGCTACTTCTATGAGTGGCTTGGCTACAATCGGGGTGAGCATATTGACGAATGGCTTGAGCTGTATTCTGATCGTAAGGATGCACAGGTTCACAGGGTTTGCATTATCGCACCCAGAGATCATAGCAAGTCCACGACATTGAGAATCAAGTTGCTCCATGAAGCGTTATTTGCTAAGTGGAGGGACAAACCGTTCACCTGTTGGCTTTTTTCAGCGTCGAAGGACACCGCCAGCAACCGATTGAATGAAATTAGAGAGGATTTGACCCGACACCCCGAATTGCGGAAGTTCATTGACGATAAACGGGGAGGAAAGTTCGAGTTGAGATTGACGAATGGTGCGTGGATCAAGGCAACAGGTATGGGCGCAGCTATGCGTGGTGAGCATCCAGCCTGTATTGCCCTGGATGACGTGCTTACGGACATGGGCGATACTCCTATGGATTCGGTGAGGTCTTGGTTGAAGAAGGTCGTCACGCCTATGTTGAGTCCAGGGACAAGCCTGTACTGTGTCGGAACGCCGATGAGTGCTGTTGATCTGTACCATACTGAAATGTTGTCAAATGAAGCCTGGAAAAGCGGAACATGGTCGGCAATACCGAATTGGGATGAATGGAGAGCAAGCGCAGG